CCCCCCACATTTTTTGTAGGAGTAGTCAAGGTTTTATTTGTGTTATTTTCGGTTATTTTGGGTGTTTTAGATGCGTCAAATGAATCTAAAAGCATCCTTACAACTCTTTGCTGATCTTCACTATATTTTGATATATCAACAATATTTTTGTTGTTTCCATTTGATTCATTTTCTACTAAGTCCATCCAGCCATATGGCTTATTAAGTAGTTGTTCAATTTTACGCGCTGCTTTTTCACCAATATTTCTTTGTCCAGTTAGAAGATGATTAACTCTAGCGGGGCTTAATTCAATGATTTCAGCAAGCACAACTTGAGTGCCATGCTTCAGCACCATTTTATTTAAATTTAATCTTCTGATTTCAGTCACATCTTTCATCCTTACTACATTACCAAATAGTTAATTTTTAACAACTACCAAAAGGTATTGCTTAATAATCTACCATTTGGTATATTTAACCCATGATAAGTGAAATTAAAACAAATGAATTGGCTAGTTTTCTTGGTAAAACCAATGGATGGGCCACTAACCTCAAAAAAGGAAGGAAAAAACTTCCTCTTGCTGAGTGTTTTCGTGTTTCAGAACACTTTGGCATCCCATTACATGATTTACGTGATGAATTTCCTCGTGAAGAAACAACCCCCGACATATTTGGTAAATAAATGGCACGAGACTTTAAAGAAGAAACGTTACTCAACTCAGCCGAATTTTATATGTTGCGTGAATTAGCTGGGCAGATGGGGTTATCCAAGTCTGCGACGTTACGTCTAGCACTGCTCCAGCTTGGAGATAATTTTCTCAGAAAACAAAGGTGTACCGATACTAGGGAACGCCATGAAGATTTAATGTAGTAAAAGTTTAAAAGTAGTCTACCGCCATAATTTTTCCAAAAAAAAACCGCTCATCCCGTTAAGAATTGAGCGGCTCTAAACAACAAGGTCAATTATACATGAATATCTATGAATTTCACGAAGTCGCTAATATCTTTCCTATGATGGGAGAGCCAGAGTTTAGCGAGCTAAAAACAGACATTGCAAAGAATGGTCTTAAATTACCGATCTGGTTGCATGAAGGGAAAATCGTTGACGGCAGAAACCGTTATAAAGCTTGTTTAGAAATAGGCGGGCATGTTGAGCGCTTTCAAGAATGGGATGGTGTCGGAAGCCTAGTGGAGTTTGTAGTGTCTCTAAATACAAAACGTCGCCACCTTACACCTAGCCAGCTTGCAATAGCTGCTCAATTCTGCTTACCAGCTCTGGAAGCAGAGGCCAAGGCTAAGCAGGTTTTGGCTGGTAAATTGTATGGAGAGAATCACTCTAAAGAGGTTGATTCAGTGCTGAATCAACCTCTAAATGCTACGAGCAGCGCGGAGTCACTAAAAAGAATACCTCAAGCAACACAGCAAGCATCAAAAATAATGGGCGTTGGCGCAACGCTCATATCAGCAGCTAAAGCGATTGCCAAAGCCTCACCTGAAATGATTGAAAAGATACAGTCTGGTGAAATTACAGTTACAGCAGCAACCAAGGAATTGCAAGAAACAGGGACTTTAAAGCGAATCATTAGAAAGACGCCTAAACCTTTAATTGAACTAACTAAAGATGGTGTTCCTTATACCACCGCCATGCACTACGCAAGACTAGCTAAAAGCCAGCTTGAAAGAATAAGAAACGATGATGTTAGTCGCGTTGAAGCGCTAAATTTCATCATAGATTTTGCTACAACATTACTAAACAACAAAAAGGCTAAACAATGAAATTATTATCAACTACCGATTACTCAATATTTGAGACAGCTCATACCAATAGGAATATCGGCAATACAAAAAAACTAGAGGCTTCATTTCGAAAACATGGCTTTATTCCAGCCTATCCGTTGCATGTAATAAAAGCAGAAGGAAAGCTGGTTATTAAAGCAGGACATCACCGCTTTACAATTGCATCAAAGCTTGGGCTTCCTGTTTGGTACATAGTTAGTAATGATAATATCACCATCACAGAAGCAGAAGACGCCACCAATAAATGGTCAATTGCTGACTTTGCCATATCTCACCAAAGAGTTGGTGATAAAAATTATATGGACGTTATCGAATATCACGAGCGAACTGGAATTGCTATTGGCATGTGTATTTCGATGTTAGGCGGAGAAATGGCCTCAAGCGGAAATAAAAGAACATCTTTTAAGGAGGGAACCTATAAAACATGCCCTAATCAATATCATGCAAATACGATAGAAATGCTTGTGTTAACTCTTAAATCAGCTGGAATTAAATGGGCAACCGATTGTAAAGTCATTCAGTCATTATCAAGAATTGTATCGGCTGGCCATGCAGATATTGATCAACTGAAAAAAAGAATAGTAAGCAATTCTGCATTTATTGTTAAAAAGCAAAACTTAGAGCAGTACATGGATTTGTGGCAGGAGATCTATAACAGAAATTCGAAAGGCCAAAGATTGCAACTCGTTTTTTTAACCAATGAAACGATTAAAGAAAGATTGCTTGCAACAAGATTTAGTTAATAAAAATGTCACTTTTCTCCATCATGCCAATTGAAGCTTTCTTAGATGATCGTTTAAGTAAAACTGATTTGCGTGTATTGGGCGCTATTTTGTCATTTGCTGATAAAAAGACCGGCTTATGTTGGCCTAAGCGTGAGCAGATATCAGATCGATGTGGATTATCTTTGCCAAAAATATCAACAGCAACAACCAGCCTGGTATCTTTAGGTTGGCTTGAAAAAGAAGGTGATGGTGGTCGATCAAGATCTGTGCATTACAAATTAATAACACCTATTTTAAACACTAAAACGGTTCCTAAATCAGAAACGGTTCCTAAATCAGAAACGGTTCCTGATTCGGGAACTAAAAAGGTTCCTGATTCGGGAACGGGCATAAAACAGACCATTGAACAGACCAATAAAGTAAGTAAACACGCACGCGAAAAATTACAAAATGGATTTAATGCTTTCTGGGTGGCTTACCCGAAAAAGAAAAGCAAGGATGATGCGCTAAAGGCTTATTTGAAAATTAATCCCGACGAGCAATTACAGCAAAAAATTATTGATGCGGTAAATCTGGCCACGACTCAGGATCAAGATTGGCTGAAAGACAATGGGCAATATGTGCCATTTCCAGCAACCTACCTCAACGGTAAACGCTGGGAGGATGAGATAACACAAAAAAGCCCGAACCCTGCTACTAACAGAAATTCAGGCTTTGTGAAACAACCTATGCAACGCCCCGTATATTCCTATCCCGGAGATATAGGCGATGCAATAGATTCAACTTCGACGGAGATTATATATGCACAAGCAAGACTTTAACAAATTTTCTGATGCTTGGGCTGATGCCCATGAAGTCATGGCGGCTGGAAAAGTGTTATCACCTCGCGCAATGGTATCAATTTTTGATGACTTGGAAGACTACAGCGTTGAGTCGGTACTGGCAGCGCTCAAGCATCATCGTAAAACCGCACGTTTTGCACCAACAGCCACCGACATTATTGAGCTTTTAGGCTCGCACAATAAACGCTTAACACCTGATGAAGCCTGGGCAATGATGCCAGCGTCAGAGCGTGAGACGGTGGTCTGGACGGATGAAATGGCCGGTGCTTATGCGGTGGCTTATGACTTGATCGTTGAAGGCGACAAGATTGCAGCTCGTATGGCATTTAAGGGCGCTTATGAGCGGTTATGCAATGAAGCGTCTTTGATGCAAAAGCCTGTTAGCTGGAAAGCTTGTGTTGGTTATGACAAGGAATTGATCGAACCCGCTTTAATAAAGGCCGTTGCTGTTGGTCGCATTACTCAGCAAACCGCCAACAAGCTGATACCAGCGCCACAGGATGCAGGCGTTATTGCAGGACTATTAACCGGCAAAGTAACTGACTTACCAGACAATGCTCAACATCTAAAATCAAAATGGCGAGAGCTTAATCAAGCTATGCGAGATGGACAAAAAAGACTAGAGGGTAAAAGGCGGCAAGATATTTTAGACCGTGAGGCTATAAGATCAGAACGAGAGCAGATTAATAAATCTGTGATTGATAAAGCACAATTATTATCTGAATCAATTTGATTGACCCAGCAGCTAAAGCGAAAGCGTTAGAAGATAAAGCAAAAAATAAGAGACTAGATACATGGAATCAAATCAAATCAACAGATCCACAACTAGCCCAGCTTATGCTTGATATTAATCAGCTTACCGGAAAGCCTGCGTTTATCGAGGTGGTTATTAATGACAGGGTCGTGCTTAAGCAGGGCGTTGAGCAGGGTGTTAGGGATATGTCAGTTAAGGTCAGTGGGAGGCGTTGGTGAAGCGTTGCTATAGATGCAGAATAAGTCACGAACGATCAATGTTCAATCGTGATTTATCGCGTAACGATGGCATTAATAATTTATGCAGATTGTGCGTAAAGGAACGAAATAAATATTATAGGGATTTAGCTAAGTGACATTTAAAAGCGTAACTTTTGTTATTGATAGTGACCGTAAACACTTCCACGCGGTTAAAACAATTAATGATCTTCCAACTGATGGCAGCTTGGCTGTAACTATACAAAAAGTAACGCGAACACTGGCTCATAACGCTGTCCAGTGGCCTATTTTGAACGCATTTAGCGATCAACTACAGTGGCCTGTCAATGGCGCTATGTGCAAACTCACAGGTGAGGAGTGGAAAGATATTTTAACAGCCGCTTATCGCCAAGAAACAGGACGCATTGCTCAGGGCTTAGATGGTGGCATGGTTATGCTAGGTCATAAGACCAGAGAGTTTAAAGCTGCTGAATGGTCGGATTGGATGGCGTTCTTAGAATCGGTTGCGGCTGATCGAGGCGTAAAAGTACCGATGTCAAAAAGCCGATGTAAGGCGATGGGTTATGAGTAAGCTAAGAAAAAGCGCACGCGGCCAAGAGTGTTTGGTGCGAATACCTGGCGTGTGTAATCGAAACCCTGAAACGGTGGTATTGGCACATTTGAACGGTGGCGGCATGGGAATGAAAACACACGATCTTCATGGTGCATATTGCTGTAGTAGCTGTCATGACATGCTTGATGGTCGATCAGCTAGAGCGGCTCATTTATACACAGGCGCAGAGTTGAAGCTGATGCACTACGAAGGCATAAAGAGAACTCAGGATTATTGGATAGCGAATGGCTTACTCAAAATTTAGAAATGTAAAAACCGTCATTGATGGCGTTAAATTCGACAGCAAAGCCGAATCAAGGCGCTACTTAGAATTAAACCTAATGCAACAAGCAGGGGTTATTTTTGGCCTACAAATGCAGGTTAGATATACATTATTAGCTAGGCAAAAAAGAGATGATGGTGTGACTGAATTGCCCGTATTTTATGTGGCTGACTTTCAATACTTTGAAAAAGGAAAACTGGTGGTTGAGGATGTGAAAGGGGTAAAGACACCTGTTTACATTGTAAAGCGCAAACTGATGCTGGAAAAACACGGCATCACAATTAAAGAGGTGACTAAATGACAGAATTATTTTCCATCCCGTTTTATTTATCAGTAATAATTTTTATGTTTGTCATGTATCAATTAAACAGGTGGCCTTGATGAGACATTTTATCGAGGTGCTGATTATTCGTTTACTGCTGACAGTGGTTTTAATCATAGCCAGTCCAGCTATTTTATTTGATTTATGGCGTAAAACACATGAGTGAAATAGATTTAGATTTGGATTATCTATACGGAAAGTCAAAGATAATACACAAACGCCCAACTGAGGCAAATGAAGATGATTTTTTAGCACGAATACGGGTGTTAGTGGTAGATCAGAAGATGAGTAACACAGCGGCACGATCAAAGGCATTTAACGAGGTGATGATTAAATGATTAACTGGCCCATGCTGAATCTACAGCCTATCAACTTATTCAATCTACCGGCACACATTAAGCACGCCTGCCGTCATACACACTGGGCCAATTATGTTAGCTGGGGTAAAAGAACGTGTATTGATTGTGGCATTGATAAGCCGCTATACGATATTGAAATAAAACACCAAAGGTGAATATGAATTTAATTAAACAATTGAAGCAACAAGAAGGGTTTTCATCAGTTGTGTACAAATGCCCTGGTGGATTTAATACGATTGGGTATGGCTATAATCTTGATGCTAACCCATTAAAACTAAGCAGTTTAGAAATTGCCCACGCTCATACGAAAGGTATGCCAGAGCATGAAGCTGATCGTCTATTAAAACTGATGATAAATAAATTACAGACAGAACTGCCCGATAAGATTAAAAGCTGGTCACGGTTAAGTCAGGTTCGTAAAGATATCCTGGTCAATATGGCGTTTAATATGGGTGTGGATGGCTTGCTTGAATTTAAAGCGATGCTGGCTTGTTTGAGTGCTGATAATTACCTATCGGCATCTGATGAGATGCTAAACAGTAAATGGAAGAAGCAGGTTAAAGGTCGTGCAATTGTGTTAGCTGAACAAATGCGGTTAGGTGTGTATGCTAGTCGCTGATTGTTACAAAGAAATAGGGCAATCAACAATAACTGATAGCGTTTGGTCGTTAGTTCATGACGAGAATGAATGGACAGAACACAATTCGTTTTTAGCTAAACAAATTCCACAACACATATATCTGCAAGATCCACTACTAGCATTTTTAGCAAGCAGGCATAAATTGTTAGTTGGTATATTGATGATGCAAAACTATCAAGTTTACAACTGGCACACAGACGGTAACAGACGCTGTGGCATTAACTTATTACTGAGCGACAGCCCAAGCCATTGCTTTTTTACGGACGATCACACAGCAATAAATTCAAATGTCGAGGAGTTGTTTTATAAGCCATCAACGTATTACGCATTTAACACAGACATAAATCATATGGTTGTTAATCTAAACAAAACAAGATACTTGTTAAGTGTCGAGATTGATGGCGGTGCTAATACAATTATTTATCATGATTTACTAAAGGAGCTAGATGAATATGCTAACGTCTAAACAAGAGGCTTTTGCGATATCGGTGGCTAGTGGTAAAACACAGGCTGATGCTTATCGTGATGCTTACAATGTGAAGCCAACAACAAGCCCAGCATCAGTGCAAAATAAAGCATCATTGCTAATGAAAAAGGGTGAGGTTAGGGTTAGGGTGGAAGAATTAAAGAAACCGATCATTGAAGCATCAGGGATTACCCTTGAATCACACTTAAATCGCCTCGCACATTTGGGGCAGAAAGCGGAAGAAGCAGAGAGTTATACAGCGGCAATATCGGCAGAGGTTGCACGCGGAAAGGTTGCCCAACTTTACACGGAGCGCGTCGAGTTAACTGGAAACTTTAATGTCGATATAAAAGTACATGGCAAATAATATTAATGCTGATATAGAGATTCCATCGAAGCTATTGCCGTTTATGAGTCCTATGCGTTACAAGGTCGCTTATGGTGGCAGAGGGAGTGGTAAGAGTTGGACGGTGGCACGTTTACTTATCATTAAAGCAATTGAGAAGCCTACTCGGATATTGTGTGCTAGAGAGACACAAAACTCAATCCAAGAATCAGTCCATTTTCTGCTCAAGAAACAAATAGAAGATATGGGCTTTGCTGATCTATTCACGATTCAACAGAACCGGATAATCTGTAAGAACGGAAGTGAGTTTGTCTTTGCTGGTATTCGTCAGCAATCTATCGTTAACCTAAAATCATTTGAATCTTGCTCGATTTGTTGGGTGGAAGAAGCCCAAGTGGTCACTAGAAAATCATGGGATGCGTTAATCCCGACTATTCGCGCACCAGGCTCAGAGATTTGGATAACATTCAATCCTGAATTAGATACGGATGAAACCTACCAGCGTTTTGTTCTTAATCAATCGGATGATTCACTGGTGGTTAAGGTCAATTACTCGGATAACTTGTGGTTTCCTGAAGAACTGGAAAAAGAGCGCATTAACTGGCTTAAACGAGATCCAGAAGGTTATAAGACCGTTTGGGGTGGAGAATGTCGTCCGGCGGTTGAGGGTGCGATTTATGCCCAAGAGATCACCAAGCTATTGCTAGAGAAGCGTAATCATAACGCGCCTTATGATCCGATGCTTAAAGTGCATACGGTCTGGGATTTGGGCTGGAATGACTCAATGTCTATTGCAATGGTGCAACGCTCTGGCTCTGGCGAGATTCGTATCATAGATTACATCGAAGATTCGCATAGGACATTAGATAGTTATGTCGATGAACTGCGAAACAAGTCGTACAACTGGGGAACAGATTACATTCCGCACGATGGTCGAAGCCGTGACTTTAAGTCGGGTAAATCTACTGAGGAAATGCTACAGGCGTTTGGGCGTTCGGTGTTTGTCTTGGGTCGTGATGATATCGAGGAGGGAATCAAGGTGGCTCGCATGATGTTTGGGCGTGTGTGGTTGGATAGTAAGGCCAGTATGCTATTGAATCAGCTTAAACGCTACCGAAGGACACAAAACCAATCAACTGGTACATTTGGTGCGCCTCTGCATGATGATAGCTCTCACGGGGCTGACTGTTTCCGGTATATCGCAATGGCTGAACAGCACATGAGTAATGATTCTTGGGGTGGTGGTAAGCTTAAATATCCATCACTCAACTACAACTAACATTTGTTATGTTATAACATTGCAATTATGGTATAATCGGCACAAATGGCAAGGGGTGACAATGAAAGATTATTTTTTATCACGACTCAAAGAACCTTCAACCTGGCGTTCTGCTATCTGGGTGGCTACTTCCTTCGGCCTTATTGCGCTACAAGGTGAGCAAAAAGAGGCGATTATTGCCCTTGGCATGGCATTATCTGGGGCTGTTGGCATTGCTACTCCTGACAAGCTGCACTAAGTTGAATTGCACGCCTAATCTTGCTGAAATCAATACATACACGTTTCAATCCAAACCGGATGGGGCGTTACTATCCATCAACTGTCGGGAGATAGCTGAATGAAAGTTAAACAGATAGCCATCTCAACATTATCAAAATTAATATTGGGCGGTGACTTGTGGGAACACGTCAGGCATTTAGTCTCAACGATTGATGCTAATAGCAAACTCACAGGCTCTCAGAAGCACAAGTCCGTAGCGGCTGATCTTAAAGCCATTTTTTCAGACGTGGGTTCGGCGCTCTTAAATTTAGCAATTGAGTTGGCTCTTTTTTGGATTCGCGGTGTTAGAGCATGACCGATCTTGAAGAGATAAAAACCATCCTTAGCGATTTAAAAGCCCACCATCTCGCCTTAAATGAAACGCATGAAGCTCATCATGAATGGGTGCAAGAACAAATCGAAAAAGACCGCGCCAAGAAAGAAATGATGTGGGAGATTGCTAAATCAGTCGCTCAGTGGTCAGTCATCGGGATGCTGGGCGGTTTTATCTACTACATTCAAAACGGTCACTGGAGCGCTTAATGTCTGCAATGACGGATGACAAACTCAAAGCGCTCACCGACCAAGAGATCAAGCAATCACTGGGTTATGGCTCTGGCAAGTTAACCAACGACCGCACGAAAGCCCTGCAATACTACTACGCGGAGCCGATCGGTGATCTAGCACCACCATCAATTGACGGACGTTCAGCAGTCGTTGATACGTCAGTTATGGATACGGTTGAATGGATGCTGCCAAGTCTGCTCAAGATATTTGCAGGCGGTGACAAGGTCGTTGAGTTCGAGGCGAAATCGGAGGGCTTCGAGGAGCAAGAGGATCATATTACTGAGTACATCGGTCGGCATGTTTTCTATGTCCAAAATCATGGCTTTCAAATCCTGCATACTTGGTTTAAAGATGCGCTACTCGCTAAGAATGGCATTATTAAAGTCTGGTGGGATAAAACCCAAGACGAAATGCGTGAGGACTATACCGGCTTAAATGACGTTGAACTGGGTATGCTGCTGGAAGATAAGCACGTTGAGCCGATTGAACACTCAGCTAGTCAAGATCCCATGACCGGCGAACAGCTCCATGATATTGCCGTTAAGCGTGTCGTTGATAAAGGCTTTTGCCGGATAGAGAACGTACCGCCTGAAGAATTTTTAATCTCTCGTCGTGCCAAGAACTGCGAAGATGCACCTTTTGTCGCTCATCGATTTGAACGGACGATTGGACAGCTTAAAGAGGCGGGTTACGAGAATGTTGACAATCTAAGTAGTGATGAGAATGATGGGGCATTTGGCTCTGAACGTGTCTCTCGCAAGATGCAGAATGATGAATCACCTTATCTGGGAGGTCGTGGATCACAAGAGAATGGCGATCCGTCAAGTCGCGTTGTCTGGGTCACTGAGTGTTATCTCAAGGTTGATTATGATGGTGACGGTATTCCGGAGTGGCGAAAGGTCGTTCGTGCCGGCAATCAGATTTTAGAGAATATCGAGTGTGATGGTCAGCCTTTTATCTCTTTAACACCGGTACCCATCCCGCATCAATTCTTTGGGTTATCAGTCGCTGATCTGGCAATGGAATCACAACGCACAAAGACCAGCTTAATGCGTGCGTTGATAGACAATCTTTATTTGACCGTTAATGGTCGCACCTGGGCGCTGGAAGGTCAGGTTAATCTTGATGACTTACTGACCTCAAGACCGGGCGGCATTGTCCGGGTTAAATCACCCAATGCAGTCGGACCTATGCAGGCGGGTGGTGGTGACTTAACGTCTGCTATGTCTATGCTGGATTATGTCGACATTCAGCGTGGTAACCGTACTGGCTTTACCAGTGAGACGCAGGGCGGTAACGCTAACGCGATCAATCATACAGCGACCGGCATGAACATCATTACTAATCGTGCTGATATGCGGATTGAATTGATTGCAAGAAACTTTGCAGAGAATGGCGTTAAGCAACTATTTTTAAAGATTTTAGAGTTAATCTCAAAATATCAAGACAAAGCCGAGCGCATAAAAGCAACAGGCGGCTGGGTCGATATTGATCCTCGTGAATGGAAGAATCAGTTTCATTTGTCGGTTAACGTGGGTCTGGGTACAGGTAACAAAGATCAGATTATCCAAAACCTTAACGCTTTAGGCGCTGCAATGGGTCAAGCGGCTCAAGCTGGGGTTGTTAAGCCTGAGAATGTCTATAAAGCGGGTGTTAAGCTGGCTGAAACGCTAGGGTTTAGTAATCCTGAACAATACTTTACTGATCCAGCAACGCAGCCCCCACCAGAAGAAAAGCCAGATCCTCAAATTGAGACAGCCAAAGCGATGATGGAGATTGAGCGCCTAAAAACAGAGGCCAAGATCGCTCAAGATCAACAAAAACTCGAAGCAGACATACAAATGAAGCGTGAGGAATTGGCGGCTAAGTACGGCCTCATGACCGAGGAAATGAATCACAAAGTTATCATGGGCCAAGCAGGAAATAACAATGGACTCTACGCAAGAGCTATACCGCAGTCAACAAGTGGAGGCGCTGGTCAACAGCCCGCTATTCCAGGAAGCGTTCAAGCACCTGGACAACCTTTATTTTGATGAATGGCTGAATAATTCAGAATTAACGAGAGAAGAACGAGAAGAAATATGGCGACAATTAAAATCCATGCAGCACCTGAAACGCTTCTTCCAAACAGTGTTGGAACAAGGGGTGCAAGCAGTAACAGCCCTGAATTTGAATCATTGATCGAGTTTTGCAAAGCGGCTGAACTTGATAATGCTGCGCTAAGAATTTTAGAAGTCATAACTGATGATGTGACCTCACCCGAATTTGTCAGACTGAAATATTCTTATCCAGCGGTAACGATAGGTGTTCCAGGCTACAAAGATAGCAAAGATAAAGTAGTAAAAATGTAGGCATGTCGTGAGACACCCTTAATCAATGTCGTGATGACATTACAATCCCAAGCAGGAAATATTATGGAACAAGAAGCTACCCAGCTAGATCAGGGCGCAGAAATACAACAAGATTCTGGTAATACCGGAAGCGATGATGCCTCGTTGTTGTCGGCATTTTTGGCGCAAGAAAATGATTCAAGTAACGGTATAGAAGCCGCATCCAGTGACATACCTGCCACTCAAGATGACGCTCCTAGTCAGTCAGTTGATAATTTTACCGTCAAAATCAATGGAGAAGAAAAGCAAGTTACTCGTGACGAGTTGATCGCTAACTATCAAAAAGGCGAGGCCTCAAGCCAAAAGTTTGAAGAAGCCGCAAATTTACGACGTGAAGTAGAGCAACAAAAAGCCGCGACTAATCAGCAACATTCGATATTGCAAAACGCTATCAATCATTTCAGGCAGACAGCGAATCAGTGGGCGCAAGAAGGGCAACCGGATTGGGCAAACCTACTGGAAAACAATCCGCATGAATATTTGAGGCAAAAAGAAGTATTCGCAGCAAGACAAGAGGAATTTGGGAAAGCACAGGCTGCTCAGGCATACCTGGACCAACAAAATCAGTCTCAGCAAAACGAATACATGGCGCAACATTTAGCGTCTGAGAGCGCAAAACTGCTGGATATTATTCCAGAATGGAAAGACATAGGTCATCGTGAACGTGAGGAGCAAGAGTTAGTTAAGTATTTAACTGGCAAGGGCTATACACGCGATGAAATGGCTAACCTTAATCAATCCAAAGCTTCCAACATATCACTTGTCTTAAATGCTATGCGATATGAAAAGCTAGTGGCGCAATCAAAGACAGCGGCTAAACAAGTGCAAAACCTACCACCACGCATTGAGCGTGCTGGGGTAACTAATCAGGGTAGTTCAGGACGCGCAGAAGCTATGCAGCGACTCTCTAGGTCTGGTTCAATTTCTGATGCAACTGACGCGTTTGCGGCTTTGTTCGGATAATCATGTCGAAAGACACAACTAATTTAGCAGGTATATAAATGGCAATAGTAACAGGAACCTATCAAACGTTCCAAACCAAGGGTATTAAAGAAGATTTGGCAGATATCATCTACCGAATCACCCCAACCAAGACTCCTTTTCTTTCAGCAATTCCGAAAGTAAAAGCTTCCAATACTTTTCACGAATGGCAAACTCAAGACTTGGCGGCTGTTACTGCCAATGCTCAAATTGAAGGGGATGATGTATCAACCTTTGGTGCGGTCACGCCTACCGTTCGTTTAGGTAACTACACACAGATCTCTACTAAAAACGTGGTTATCTCTGGCACTAACCAAGCGGTTAAGTCCGCTGGTCGTAACAATGAAATGTCTTATCAGTTAAGCCTTAAATCGGCTGAGTTGAAGCGCGACATGGAAGCGGCTTTGTGTTCATCAGCTAATGGTGTTGCGGGTGCAGTTTCTAACGCTGGTAACTCCGCTGCTCATGCTGGCTCTACTTCTGCGGCTCGTCAGCTAAGAGGCTTGGAAGGTTGGATCGCTACTAACGTCGATTTAGGCGCTACCGGTGTAGCTCCTGTTTACACAATGGGATCTTGGGCAGCTCCAAGTGACGGTACTGCTAGAGCTTTTACTGAAACTCAGTTAAAGAACGCATTGCAGCTTGCTTATGCTCAAGGTGGCGAACCTGATTTAATCATGGTTGGTCCTGGTCAAAAACAAACTTTCTCAACTTTCACAGGCGGTTCAACCCGTTTTGATAAAGCTGAAGATAAGTCTGTCACAGCGGCTGTTGATGTTTATATCTCAGACTTTGGTACGCTTCAAGTGGTTCCTAATAGGTTCCAGCGCACAAGAACAGCGTTTATCTTGGAAACTGAAAAATGGGCATTGGCTACACTAAGAAGTTTTGACACTGTTGACCTAGCAAAAACTGGTGACGCAGAGAAAAAGCTGATTACGGTTGAATACACGCTTGAATCTCGTCAAGAGAAAGCGTCTGCTGCTGTAAAAGACTTGTTGTAGACTTAACCTGAGTGGGTGTAAAAAGCCCACTCAACCTACTGTCGGGAGACACTAGATGATTGATGATGCCATCCAAATTCAAGCAGTCGGAGTCAGCCTAACCACAGGCGCTGCTTCTGTTAATGCGACTATCCCTAATACGGCTAGTGCAACCAAACCTAATTATATTCGTATCTGTGTCACTGCCAACTGTTTCGTGAAGATCGGCGCTGCTGGTGTAGTCGCAACGGGTAACGATATATTAATGAATCCAGCCGATTGCCTGATTTTAAAGGTATCGGGAAATACCACGATTGCTGCGATTCAACAAGCTGCTGGCGGTATTTGTAACATCACCGCACTGGAAGATTTGTAATGGAGATGCAGACCAGCTTAAGTGTGCATGATGACTTGATGGTCGTTAAGTCCATGCAAGACGTTGAGCCAATACTGATGGCCTGCAAGGAAAAGGTAGAAGTAGGCGATGTTGGCACGAAAGACATGAAACATGCAGCCACTATACCGATGGTAATTATCGAGGCCTACATGAACCGTGTTGGCTTGACGTTTCAAGAGTTCCTTCGAGACAAAGAGCATATTAAATCAATGCTCAATGATAAATCACTAGAGGGCTTTCGTGTCTGGAAAGGGGCGGTATAAATGTCGATTGCTAACTATTCAGATTTAAGCGCGTCAATCGCCGCATGGATGCACCGGAGCGATTTAACGGCTGTTATTCCTGATTTTATTCGGCTTGCAGAAGCCAGGATGCAATTAGATTTAGATACCAGGCAACTCGATAAAACCAGCCCCCTAACCACAACTCCAAGCACTAATACGCTGGCATTACCCACTGATTTTAATAAGGCATATTCCTTGTCAATGATTTCAGGCGGCTTGACAATTGTGCTAGACAATATGCCGATAGAGCTACTGGTACAGCGCTGGGGTAGTTATACCTCATCCATGCCGCGTAGCTATGCAATCAGCGGCAGCAATCTGTTATTAGGCCCAACACCCAACGGGGCTTATGACTTAACGCTGGAATATTTGGGCGCGATACCTAGCTTAACCGCAATCAATCCAACCAACGATATTTTAACCAACTATCCAGACGCTTACCTCCATTGCTGCCTGATTTATGGCGCTCAGTACATCAGAGATGCTGAACTGGTGGCTGGTATGGAAAGCTTGTACGCAATGGATGTAGATCGAATTAACATGCAGAACTGGGGACAGTCTGCCACCATGACGATGAAACAGGGGTAAGCAATGGCATTAGAAACTGGTACAGTCGTTAATGATTTAGTGACAACAAACCCGACCGCGAGTGATGCTAAATCACAAGGTGACGATCATCTTAGGCTCATCAAGGCGGCGGTAAAAAATAGTTTCCCAGGCTTTACGGGTGCAGTGATTGTGGGTGGTACAAGCACAGGCGCTGTTAATGCTTATGTTTTAAGCGCAGCCATGCAAAGTTATGTAGCAAATACCTTGGTCGTTTGGACGCCATCGATCACCAATACAGACGCCACAACAATTAATATTAACGGCCTTGGCACTGTCGCTATTAAGCGAGTTGATGGCGCGCCTACATTACTAAATGACTTAATCGCTGGTCAATATGCGGTCATGGCTTATACAGGCACAGAATTTAGAATTGTGGGGGTCACTAAAAGCTACATTGACAGCCTATCTTTTAGCTCGTCATTACCCGCACAGACAGGTAGTGCTGGCAAAGTGATTACAACAGACGGCACAACTGCTTCATGGACCAATACGCTTACGTTAGCAGGCTTGGACCTGGTTTCGCCTTTAGCAGTAGCCCAAGGCGGCACAAGTTCAAACAATGCAACCTCAGCAAGAACAGCATTATCGGCGGCAAAACTAGGAGCTAATGCTGATATTACTGCGTTGTCAGGGCTAACAACCCCCTTATCTGTCGCTCAAGGCGGTACGGGGACTACGCTGATTACTGGGACTGGTTCGACCGTACACAGTGCATCTCCGACTCTTTCATCTCCTACACTGATAACACCGGCGCTAGGAACACCGTCATCCGGTAATCTTACAGATTGCAGCTTCCCGACCTTAAATCAAAATACCACAGGTAATGCAGCCACCGCTACTCTTGCAGAAAAATCATCAACACTTGCGAATGGTGGTGGTAATGGCGGCGCCTTAACATTTACTTGGACTGATACTGGCGAGCAACCTTCCTATCTTTGGGGTAGTGTTGATGGTAGCAATATGAAAGTTTATCCTCCTAGTAGACTTAGTGTTGATTATGCAAATAGTGCTGGCTCTGCGACTAATGCCACTAATGGAAGGTATGTTTATGATAATGGTGCTTGGAGTGGCACCGCTGATTATCGAGAAGCATCAAATATGCACGTGTACAAATCAAGATATGCTACCTACGCTACCAACGCTGGTTATGCAGATAGTGCGGGATCTGCTCCGGCTAATGGTGGAACAGCCACTTATGCTAATGGTTCTCAACAAAGTTCATTTGTATTGTCAGGTACAACAGGTGATGGCGCTTTAATAATAACAAATGCCAGAACTGCTGCCGGAAGTTGTTATATCGATATGCACGCAGGACTTGCAGGAGCTAATAGACTCAGGATGCTAAAGCAAACTGGAAACTTTCTTGTTACTAATGATAGTGCAAGTGGAGTTTATTTGGCAGTTGGTGGTACAGGATGGAATACTCCTTCTGATGAAAGATTAAAAAATATTGATAGATCTATAACGGATGCTATTAGTAAAGTAAGTTCTTTGAGAACCGTTATTGGTTCATATAAAACAGATGAAGTGGGCAAAGAAAGAGTTTTTGTTATTGCCCAAGATGTTGAAAAGGTACTGCCTCAAGCAATAAATATTGATGATGATGGTATGTTAGGGGTGGCATATACCGACCTTATTCCATTATTAATTGCGGCAATTAAAGAACAACAGGTGCAAATTGATCAGCTTAAAACATTAGCTGGAATTTAATTATGCTGAAAGTTCAGAGTGTCGGGCAAATAGGTTTAAACAAAGACTTATCACAGCATGAACTGCCGGTAAATGCGTGGACTGATTGTCGAAACATCCGCTTTTTAGACGGCTATGCTTATCAGTTTATCGGGCATGGTGAGGTGTACAATTCACCCACTTTTATTCCACAGCACGTCATGCCGTGTAATGCTGGAGGCTCTCGTTATTGGGTGTATGCCACAGCAACCAAGCAATTTGCAGCGACTAATACGGGCGGTGTGTCAGTACATACAGACATAACGCATTTAACGCCTCGTGCAGGCATTAGCAATAACTGGACAAGTACACTATTGTCCGGTGTGCCTATTCTCAATGCTGGTGATACGTCTAGTGTGCCGATGGCTTGGAGCTTGAATCTAGCCAACAAATTTGTTGATTTAACCAACTGGCCTGCTGCAACTTACTGTAAATCAATCCGCAGCTTTAAAAACTACCTGATTGCGTTAAATATTACCAAAGGTGCGGCTAATTATCCCTACATGGTGAAATGGTCACACCCAGCCGATCCAGGCTCACTGCCGTCAAGCTGGAACGAAGCCGACGCAACCAAACAAGCGGGTGAGTCTGACTTAGCGGAAGGGTATGACGCGATCATTGACGGCCTACAGCTTCGTGATTCGTTCATGATCTATAAAGAATCTAGCGTATGGCGTATGGATTTTATTGGCGGGAATTACATCTTTAAATTCAGTAAGGTGCTGGGTAAGTCGGGCGCAATGAATCGAAACTGTATCGCTGATATAGACGGTTATCATGTCGTATTAACTAATAATGACATTATCATTCACGATGGCAATCAAGCAGATTCAGTGTTAGATAAGGCGACAAGGCGGTGGTTTTTTCAAAATATCGACACTGATAATTACAGTAAATGTTTTCTGTTTGTTAATCCGTTTTTCAATGAAGTTTATATCTGTTACCCGCAAATTGGATCTTCTGTTTGTGATAAAGCGATGGTGTATAACTACAAAGATAAGACCGTTTCATCACGCGATATGCCAAATATCAACCATGCTAATTATGGCCCGGTTGATAATGGTCTTGCCGGTCTTTGGTCTCAAGATGGCGACACATGGGGTAGTGACTTAACGCTATGGAACGGGCCTGATTTTGTGCCTAGCGCTTCACATTGCATCATGGCGAGTAATGACACCAAACTGTATTTACTAGATGGTAGCGCGTCATTTAACGGGGTTATTGCTAATGCGTTTCTTGAGCGTCGAGGCTTGTCGTTTGATTCGCCAGAGTCTATTAAGCTCATAAAAGGGGTTAGACCGCGCGTGAGTGGAAGCACTGGGCAATCCATCCAAATACAGATAGGTAGTTCCGACGATCCATTTACGGAACCAACGTGGGGCCTACCAATGACGCACATTATTGGCTCAACAATAGCTAATGATTGTTTGGTATCAGGACGCTATATTGCTATACGGTTCTCAACGGGGTCTGCTTATCAGTGGAGACTGGACAGCTACGATATTGACATTGACATAACTGGGAGCTGGTAATGCAAGCACTCAATAGCAATTCGGTATTCTACGCCCCTGCACCGATACCCACCGATAGCCAGTATCTAGCGCAATACATCGTTAACGAATTAGGCGCTATACAGGCAGCGATTAATGCGCTTGCCGCCGGTCATATTGATAAATCCTATGCTGTCCCTACCAAGCCAAGAGAGGGTGATATTCGTTATGCGGATGGGTCAACCTGGAACCCAGGAAGCGGCGCAGGAATCTATTACTACAATGGCAGTATTTGGAAGCTGTTAGGCTGATGAAATGTTATAATGTAACAAATGGAGGTGTTTAGTGGCTATTGAATATGAAAATATGGCAGTACACGAAGTAACCGACGATCTTGAGTTATATCAAGTTTGGCCTAACGTCCGCGACGGTATCAATGCCATGCGTGCTAAATGTCCTCACATGCTCGACTATCCAGAGCATATCTGGCACGAAATTAAACTACGTCAGTCAAAGCTTTTGGTTGCAGAAATAGATGGCGTGTATGCCGGTTTCTTTACCGTTAAGACCGTAGACTGTGCTGACGGGTACGGATTGCTGATCTCACTTATTCATAACGCTAGTACAGATAAAGATTATCTGCTTAAGTTTTTCAAGATCATTGAGGAACTGGTACGGCTTACAGGCTACCGGCGTGCAACCTTTGCGATCACTCGCAAGGGCTGGCTACCGGCACTAAAAAAACTCGGCTATGACTCAGACAATAGCGTCACCTATCAAACTATAGAGGCTTAAATGGGAACTCCATCTACACCATCATCAACCACAACAAATTCAACCAATACACCTTGGTCGGGGGCAGCGCAATACTTAACGGGTGGTGGCACATCTGGTAATGGGGTTTATGGCGATGTAGCCGACTACGCCAAAAAATACAGCAGCTTAACGCCGCAGCAAACTAAATTAGTAGCAGGACAGCAAACCACTCTAAATGGACGACCTGCCATTGCTAATAGCCTATACAAAGGCTCTACTGATTTAGGCAATAGTATTTTAAAAGGCAATTACAACACTAATTATGGGCCGGTCGCTAATTCGGTAGCAGGGCAGGCGACTAATGGACAAGCGGTAGCCGGTCAAGCGACTAATGGTCAAGCGGTAGCAGGGCAGGCGACTAATGGACAGGCTACAGCAGGATATAGTGATTTACAGCGGGGTATGGCTAATTTTGGCGGTAATGATCCTCGCGATGCGATATCAAGAGCGCTGTCGGGTGATGTGAATAATGATGTCGTCGGCTCAATGAATCAAGCCAATATCAATCGCTCAATGCAGGGCTATAACGATGCAATGATCAATATGGGGCAGACGGTTTTGCCATCCATTAATAATGATTCATTTGCGTCGGGTCAGTATGGCGGCAGTCGTCAAGGTGTCGCGCAAGGTCTAGCGATACAGGGCGCTGAACGTAATGCAAGAGATTTGGGTATTGCGGCAATGGATAGTGGCAATCTGCTCTATGGTAATGCTTACAATGCGGCACAAGACAGGTCATCATCAACCGCCAATAACTTGGCTGGATTAGCATCTGATAATGAACAATTTAATGCAGGCCAAACCACGCAAAATAATCAATACAATAACAGCCTTGATGCGGATACAAGTCGTTTTAACGCAGAACAAACAACACAAAACAATCAATATAATAATACGCTTGATGCTAACACCAGTCAGTTTAACGCGGGCCAAACGACTCAGAACAATCAATACAACAACACTTTAGATGCTAATACCAGTCAGTTTAATGCCGGTCAAACTACGCAAAATAACCAGTTTAACGCTGACTTAGGCATACAAAACAACACACAGGGCATGGCACAGAACGCGCAAAACCTTGGCAATATGACCACTGGCAATGAAATAAAAACCAATGCGGCTACTGATCTTTTTAATAATCAGGATGCTACTTATGCTAAAAAACAGAACTTAGCCAACACGCCACAGCAACAAGCTCTGGACATGCTGAATCTAAGGCTTAACTCAGTTTCGCCTGGTGCAGCGATGGGCGGCAGTTCATCACAAACTGATCCGCTATATAGCAATACCTTTGGTCAGGCAGCCGGGCTTGCTTCGTCGGTAGGTGGCTTGGTTAAAGCGTTTAAATGAGTTCGTTGGCGCTGGCTGGCAACATGCCTGAGATATTAGCCTTAGAAAAAGTGTTACTGACACTGGAGCAGGTTGAGTGTCCGGTCAGTCATTACCACATCGATGGCGTGTATGTACGCTCGATGTTTATACCGGCCGGTACAGTCTTAACAGGTGCTATCCACAACAAAGAAAACGTGTCGATCTTGGCACAAGGCACGATTCGAGTCACAAACGGCACTGAGTCAAAAGTGATAACAGCACCTTATGTGATGGTCGATCAGTCGGGTATTAAACGGCTTGGTGTTGCAGAAACGGATGTCACTTTTATTAATGTATGGCGTACTGATTTAACCGATATTGACGAGCTTGAAAAAGAGCTACGCTCTGAGTCGTTTGACGACTACGAACTTAAACTATTAACAGGAATAAATTAATGTCACTTATAGCATCAGCAGCAGCAATCGGCTCAAGCGTTTTATCGACAGCACTTGGAGCAGGGATAGTGGGGGGTGTGGGTACGGGGGCGCTAGGCTTATCAGCAGGCGCTATTGGTGCGGCAGGCTCTGCAATCGGTGGAGGTATAGCAGGTGGCGCAGTAGGCGCAGGCTTAGGCGCGATTACCTCGGCAGCTCAAGGCGGTGATGTTGGAAAAGGCGCATTAATGGGCGGTGTAACAGGCTTGGCTGGTGGCGGCATAGCAGGTGGATTAAGTGGTGCAGCAGGCGCAGGTGCGGGGGGTGTCGGAGGCACAACAGCCGGTAACAGCGGTGGATTATTAAATAGTGGCGTCAGTAATGCAGCCCCAGCTGCTAATATGTCAACCATACCTGGTGGTGCTGTCATGCCTGCAAATACCGTTAATGCCGCAATATCTGGTGTTCCGTCAACAGTAACACCGATGGCTTCCGCAGTCGTACCAGCAGCGCCGTCAATCGGTGGTGGTCTGGCGATGCCGACATTAGATCAAATTGGTACAGGGCTACAAGTCGCAGGAACAGCAGGCGATATGACAAAACCTAATCAAGCACCCGTCGCGCCACGCCCACAAGTAGCACCAAGACCGACCAATCAAATACCTTATCAAAAACCAATCATACGCGGCATGGGTCGCTTTGGGGGCATGTAATGGCTGGATTACTCGATTATCTATCGAATCTTAAATATGAACCTGATGCAACATCAATGGGGCTGATGAACATGGGCGCTCAGATGATGGCTAACAGTGGCCCGTCAAGGTTGCCTACTAATTTCTTGCAGCAACTGGGCGGTGGTGTACAAGGCTTTAATCAAGGCTATACCGCTCAGAATAATGAGGAGCAAGCACTCGCACTAGCAGAACAAAAGAAGCTGACGGATGCGGCCGCAATCAATAAAGATAATGCGATAGCTGGGTACTACACAGCAGGTGGGGCAGGCAGTGATGGCTATCATCAACCTATACAGACAGCGCAGGGCTGGGCTAAATGGGATCCAGTTACAAATGATTATAAATTAATTGAATTGCCTGGTGGTGTCGCCTTGCCGGTAACTGCGGATGTTGGCTTAAAAGGGCGAATGTCGGCCGTAGGTCATGCGTGGGATCCACAGCAAACAACAGACTCACAAGGTCATCCAATGGTTAGGCCTACTTTTGAAATGAATGGTGCTTATCCTAATCCTAACCAAGACATGCAGCTACCTCAATTCAACGGCAATGAGCAGCAACTGATTGACCAATTAAATAATAATGCAGCACCTGCAAATAATATTATCAATAATCAAAACGGCAATCCACAACAACCATTGGTAAATAATACTTATCAGCCGCAACAACAACAATATACTGGATTACCACAATCGCCCGCTGAAAGAGCGCAATCGTTAGTACCAGCAGCCGTTGCCCAAGCAGGCCAATCAGAGGCGGCAAAAATAGCGGCAGAAGCGCAAGCTAAAGCACAACTTGAATTACCTAATAATATAGCGCAAGCACAGAATCTTAGTGATTTGACCAATCAAATGCTTAATCATCCTGGCCTTGCTGGTGTTGTTGGCATGCCTAATTTTCAGGGTGCTATTCCGTTCCCTGGCACAAATGAGGCTGACTTTAAGGCGCTGCTTGAGCAGGTAAAAGGAAAGGCATTTTTACAAGCATTTGACTCTTTAAAAGGTGGCGGTGCTATTTCAGAAGCTGAGGGCATAAAAGCATCTCAAGCCCTAGCAAGACTCCAAACTTCCCAAACCGAAGGCTCTTTTAAAAATAGTCTGCAAGAGTTTAATAATATTGTTTCTAATTCTGCGAATAGAATGAAACAAAGGGCGGGAGGAAATAATCAACTAAATACCCAACCACAAAGCCAACCATCTATTGATGATCTTGTTAATCATTATGGTGGGGGCAAGTAATGGCAACTAGAGAGCAGATTGCCGCAGCGCTACAAAATGCCCATAATGCAGGTGATACTGAGTCTGCTGCACAATTGGCGCAAGCTTATAAAGCTATGCAGCAGGAAGCACCTGAGCCGACCATAGAAAGTCATCCGTTTTCTGATACTGTCAGAGGGTTTGCTAATCGTGGTAATCAAGCGATGACCGCTTTAAATCCATTCGCTACACAAGAAGATATTGATAAGAGAGCGCAGGAACAAGAGTGGGTTAATAAAAGACCTTGGGCGCAAGGTGGGCAGATTGGCGCTGATATGATGATGACAGCCCCTGTAGGTGGTTTAGTTTCAGCCCCTGCCAGAGCCGTTGGATCAGGTGTTATTGAAGCGATGACCACGCCAGGTAATACCGACAAAAGAGCGGATGCCTTTAATTATGGCACGATAGGCGCTGGCATTGGTGAGGGTGTTGGAAAGACTGCGGAATTTCTAATCAATCCTTTCAAAAAAGTAGCCAGTCCCATTAAAGACAAGCTTATTCAGCAAGCTGAGCAGTTAGGCATTAAGCTAAATGCAGCTCAAGTAACCGGCAATAAGTCTCTAAAAACTATGGACACAGCTTTAGATTATATTCCCTCATCATCGGTTATGCAGCAAGAAGCAAAAGATGCTCAGCGCACAGCATGGAAAAAAGCCTTATTTAATCAAGGTGGAGAAAATGCAGACAATGCTTCAGCAATGGGTGATATGAAAAGACGCATATCAGGTGACTATAACGATGTTGCAAGTCGCAATAATATCACTGTTGATCAGCAGCTAAAAGATACGCTTGATGCGATTGGGAGTTCTAGAAACATGAATTTAATGGATGTTAATAAGCGCCCTATTGTTTCTCAATACTTACAAGATTTTAATCAAGGGCTAGTCGGCAGCACATTTAGTGGGCAAGGTTATCAAAATACCCGATCAATGCTTGATAAGCAGTATAAATCACTAAAAAACTCTAATCCAGCAGAAGCAGAGGCTTTAAATGGTATTAGATCAGCAATAGACTCTGCAATGGGCAGGAGCGTATCGCCAGAAGATGCTGCGAAATGGAGCAAGGCTAATAATGATTGGTCTGTTATGAAATCAATTGAGAGAGGCGTTGATCCCACGACCGGAGAAGTTAGCGCTAATCTATTATTGAACGGATTAAAACAACGTAACCCGGATAGTGTTATTTATGGTAACGGCCCACAAGAGTTAAATAATATCGCTAAGGTTGGAAAAGAGTTTATTGCTCCACCAGATACAAGTTCGCCAACTGCTCAAAGAACAGCAATGATTAAGATGCTGACAAGCGTTCCAGCAGCAGGTGCTTTAGGTGGCGGTACAGGTTTAGCTTATACCAATGATCCTGTTGGCGCTCTTGGTGGTGCCGGTGCATCTATGCTTGGAGCCGTATTAGTACCCAAACTAGCAGCAAAATTAATGCAGAAAGACGGAGGCTATCTGTCAAAAGGATTGATAGACCTATCAAAAGAAACTTTACCAGGAGTGTCGAGAAAAGGGCTTTTAGAGTTTCTAACACGACAAACAGGACTCCAGGCTGGTAATGAATCAAGATTAACTAATTAACAACTAACTTGCCGGGAGGCATTATGTCATTATCAGGAATAAATAATATCGATCAGTATGCTACAGAAGCTAATCTGCCAATCGCGTCGAACGGCAGTGGCATGATGCAGGTGATTGATACCAACGATCTATATCTTAGCAACGGAATTGTTTTAAATAAAATTAATTCAATCAATATTTCAAATATAGGCACACCCGGTACTCAAGGCTTTGGTGTGGGTATTTGTCGCAACCTGCCTGACGGTTTTTCTAAGATGGTCGGCACAGACGATACTGCCTCTGATAACTATGGCAATTATCAGTACACCGATGGCTCAATAATGTGTTGGGTGCCGGCCTTTTATTACAAGATCGGCACAGGTAGCAATGGCTTGGCTTTAAATATCGTTGATATTAAAGACTACATTTATTATGCAGACGTTACGACTGCTAATACAGCAGGTTATGCCCTACATCGTGCTTTTTACAATGCCGGTGCGATACAAACAGGTGTGTTTGTTGATAAGTATCAATGTTCAAATAATGGCGGTATTGCTTCGAGTCTAAAGCTGGGCAATCCTTTGTCCAGTGCTTTAGTGCATAACCCGTTTAGTGGCTTAACTGGCTTAACCACAGGCGATAATATCTATGCAGGCGCTTTTAAGGCAGCGAAAACACGAGGCACCAAGTTCTTTTGTAATTCACGCTTTATCTTTAGTGCGTTAGCGCTGTTATCGTTAGCGCATGGACAAGCGGCTACTTCTGCGACTGCGTGTGCTTGGTATGACGGAGCAGGTATTACTAACTTTCCAAAAGGCAATAATAATAACGCCTTGAAAGATGCTAATGATGCCACCGTTACCTATATCACGGATGGGTATCCTAACTGCGGACAAACCGGATCAGCGTCTAATTTAGCCAAGACAGCGCATAATGGTCAAAGCTGTGGTGTGGTTGATTTAAACGGCAATGTGTGGGAAATCAATACCGGCTTGATCAGCAACGGTAGTAATTATTATCTATTAAAAACCACTGTTGATATTAATGCGCTAACAGGTGGAAATACGTTAAGTACCGACGCATGGGGGGCTACCAGTATTGCCGCCAATTATGATTTGTTGGGCGCAACGTATGGCGGCTTAACGGCTTCCAACACCGCAAAATATTTTAATTCGACGGGGCAAGTATTTAGCGAAGTGGTAGCTGGAGCAGGTGCGTGGGCAGCTACAGGTGCAGGCCTACCTTTGGCAACTGGCGTGTCAACGGGTGGCACTAACGCAATGGGCAATGATGTGCTTTATGATTACCGGCCGAATGACATGTGCGCTATTGCCGGTGGTAATTGGAGCGATGGGGCGGCTGCGGGTGTTTGGACGCTCTATTTGAACAACTTTCGGGCGAATTCGGACAGCACTATTGGCTTTCGCTCGGCCTTGTATCTTTGAGGTCCTGAGCGATAGCGATGGGGCTGCACTCTGAAGCAGGATTAGATAGAAAATTTATTGAATTTGCAAAACTGATGACAATTTATTTAAATCACTTTCCTGCCCATGAAAAATACGGGCTTGCTTTAGAAATAAGGCGAGCTGCGTATGACGCGTATGCGCTGATTGTCGAGTGCCAAAAGCGCTATCATAAGAAAACCACGCTCACGAGTCTGGATATTCGCCATGAGCAATTGCGTATGCTGATTCGCTTGGCTAATGAACTGGGCTATTTTGGTTTTAAAGACGGTAAAAAGGATAAAAAACTGGCAGAGCATCGATATTTAAACCTGTCTTTGCTGGTTGATGAGCTTGGACGCATGATTGGCGGCTGGATTGTCGCTGATCGTGATAAGAGTGTAGTACGGGAAGTATCTTAATATGTGCGCTATTGCCGGTGGTAATTGGAACAATGGAGCGAATACGGGTGTTTGGACGCTCAATTTGAACAACAATCGGACGAATTCGAACAACAATATTGGCTTTCGCTCGGACTCGGTAAAGCCTCGAAATCTGATGTATGGATATGGTGGAGCCAAGGGAGATACTTTCCGGTGCGTAGCAAATGCTATGGCGAAATCGGTCTGCCCTCATTTTTCTGGTAGCAATAATCCGGTCAATTTTGTACTTGGGTGCGAACGTCAGATGAGGGTTTTATTTTGAAACGGCAAGGACAGTTATTTGAGCAGGCTTTTACTCACGATAATTTAGTGCAAGCATTTCATGATGCAGCAAAAAGCAAGCGAGGTCGTCGTGGCTGCTTTGATTTTGAAAAGCACTTGGCGATCAATATTAAAGAACTGCATGGCGAACTGCATAGCGGCAACTATTGCCCAAAGCCTTATTTTACTTTTACTATTCATGAGCCTAAAGAGCGGGTTATCTTTGCGCCTGCATTTCGGGATTGTGTTGTACAGCATGCCATTTACCGCATCATATCGCCCATTTTTGAAGCCACTTTTATAGATCAGTCATTTGCTTGTCGGGTTGGTTTCGGTACGCATAAAGCCGCTGATTATGCACAACACGCGCTGCAGCAAGCGCCTCACGATAGCTATACACTTAAACTTGATATTAGAAAATTCTTTTATCGCATTGACCGGGTTATCTTGAAAACGCTTATTGAGAAAAAGATAAAAGATCAGCGCATGGTTAGGGTGATGATGCTATTTACAGAGCATGGTGAGGTGTTAGGTATTCCAATTGGAAATCTGTTGTCACAACTTTATGCGTTAATTTATTTGAATCCACTGGATCATTATATAAAGCGAGCGTTACAGATTAAATATTACTGTCGCTACGTGGATGATTTTATCTTGTTTGGTATTACGCATAAGCAAGCTGTAGCGTATCAACAACTCATTATTGATTACATTGATAGTAATTTAAATCTTGAGCTATCCAAGTCAACGATTGCCAAAGTCAGTAAGGGTATTAATTTTGTGGGCTATCGCACCTGGTCAAGCAAGCGCTTTATTCGTAGGCGCAGCTTATATAATTTTAAACAAGCTGTAAAAGCATTAAAACTCGATTCAATTATCGCTATATTGGGTCATGCACGTAAAACCCATACTTTAAACTACCTTTTAACAACACTAAGAGAAACTTATGCCGACTATTTACAGTTACCAAAAATATACCGATCCACTAATCAGCCGTACTTTGCTTTTGCCTGAAAGTGATACTCACAGTCCTTTAGGTACAGAACTGGCAACCATTGATGGAATTACTTATGTGTCTATTCCTGATTTAGCTATATTGCCAACTAATCAACCGACAGAGATCAGTGGTAGTATTGCCGAAGTCACAATGACTGACACATTGAAAGAAGCAATCAGACTGGTTAGCCCACATACCCAGTTAATCGCACAGCGTATTATTGAAACAATACGCTCTAATTACACGATTGATGATGAAATGTATTTTGCCCGCATTGGCGTGGGTGCTTCAATGGGACTTTATGTGCCATCGACTCAAGAATTACATGAAATGACTGTCTTTGGTGAGTTTGTTGAAGCTACGCGTCAATGGGGCAGAGATCAGCGGGCATTGTTAGGCTTATAATTATTCCGGTAGATTCAACTCCTGTATAGGATCTTCTATTAATGGATTAGTAACAAGATTTGGGTTATTAGGCGATTGGCTACTAGAGCGAGAGCCGTATAACCCGCGTGGGTTATTGATGCTATATCTAGCATTAGGGCTTCCGTGTGGCCCATAAGGATTAGATGTTGAGTTATACGCCCATTTAGCTCCACCCAGCTCACCTAAATAAGAGCCGTCTGGTGCATAAAGTGAGGCTGATAAAACTGACTGTGTTAATAAAATAAGTGTTAGTGCGATTAGTGTTTTCATAATGATTCCTTGGTTAATTAATCTATATCTTCGGGTTTTAGGTGGGTATATCTAGCTAGGGTTCTCCAGTCGGTGTGCAGCGTAAATTGCTGGACTTGCTGAATACTATAATCTTGACTAAATAATCGTGTAGCAGCCGCATGACGCATATCATGAAAGCGCAGATTTTTAATTTGAAGTGATTTACAAGCAGAGTTAAATATTACGCTAATACTTCCAGACGGGTAGGGAAATATAAATTGACTGGTGGTCGGTTGTCTTTGCGCTATTTTCCAGGCTGATTTTTCATATTTAAATCGCCTATGGTTGCCTTTTTTATCTCTAGGATGCTTGGCATCTCTAACCATTCCAGTTTGTTTTTCATTGTTATTGTCACTCCATTCTATTCGTGTAATTTCAGATAGTCGTCTTGCCGAAAAATAAGCAAACCACATAATGTCGGACATGGGCGTTCTGCTCTTTTTCTGTTGTCTAAAAAAACGGGTAAGCTTTAGCATTTCCTGCCAAGTCGGTATGCGGGTTCGCTTGTCCGGTTTTGCAATCAATCTCTCTTGCTTTAGCACGATGGCTGCACGATCAAACACGCTGAGATCACAGTCAAAGCCATCAACTGCACTCATCGTGGCAAGGGCTGTTTTCATTGTCGAGAGATCCATTGATACTGTTTGAGGCTTTGCTTCTGTATTTCGTTCAATACAATGATCAATTAAATGTTTAGCAGTTAATTCTCTGATATCTATACTAGCGATATCATAAAAAGATAATCGTAACAGGTCATTACTTTTTGAACGCCCAAAGCCATCTCCGAATCGCTCTATATAATTATCAATAATTTCTTTGATAGTCAGCGTAGACACTTCACCGTGTATTAATGCACGTTCTATTTCTTTGATTCTTTTTTCTCCCCAATCAATTGCAAGTTGCCGGGTAGAGAATGTTTTGCTTTCGCGCTTGCCTTCTTTGGTTATGAATGCACGATAAGATAGGGTTCCGTTTTTGTTTTTTATTTTCTGAGGCCGTATCATATTATCTATTATTGTATTTATTTGCACGATGGAATAGTTATCGTGCAATCATCGTGCAATCATAAGTAAAAAGAGTACGATATGATACAAAAGAATACATTTAAAACCGAGCTAACACAGGTGTTTGCTTGCAACTCATTAATTTATATAAGAGATTACACCGATGACTTTTTGGCTTAAAGAATAAAAAAGTAATTATAAAATCAGTGAGTTAATAAGCGCATTATCGTGCATCGTGCGCTTATCGTAACAGGGTGGTAAATTATCACTTAATTTGCACTCTTAAACTCAGATCTAGATTTTTCTTTTATTTTATCTAAATAATTTGCAAACTCGGCAATATCTACCATTAATGTACTTTGTTGGTTACCTGGCCTAAATGTTGGGAAAGGATATTTATTTGCTGCTGCTGTTCGTTTTGAAATTTCTTTGCTATGCCCAAAATATTTAGCGCCTATTTCCGTAACTGGAATATGCGCTGTTCCAAACTCAGCTAACAATCCAAAATAAGTTGATGGTGTCATAATGCCTTCCTTCTTTTCTCTTCCAAAAAACTAATAAACCAATTTTTTACCAAACCATAACTAAGCTGTCTTATTTTATCTAATTGAAAATTTAAAACCTTGTTGCAGTCATAACAAACATGCTTTATATACTGAGTTTGGTAACTTTCTAGTAGATCATATAGTTCTTCTTCTGTTTCCTTCAAACAGACATCACACTGTTTCATCATCTACTCCAATACCGTGTGCTTTCTCTGCACATAAAAAACCTTCAATAAAACCATATCTATAGTCAAGAGTATCCAAAGTTTTGGATTGTATTTCTAAATTGGCTATATCTTCATTGCTAAGCGGTTTGCGTTTGGGCGGTGCAAATTCTTCAATATAACAAATGGCATCTTCTAATAGTATTAACGCCTCACCCTCATCGGTTTGGAACATTTCCGAATCAAATGCACTCTGAAAGTGTTCTATTAAAGTTTCTTTCCAAGCCACAGGTTCTTGCTCAGGTTGGGCGAGGAGTTCTATAATCTGCTCTATTACAGATAAGCGAGTGTCCTCGTCCTGAAATTTGTCAATGTGTAAATGAGCATCTTCCAATGCTATTAACGCCATTGCTAGTAACTCTCTTTCTTTACTCATCATCAACTCCAATACCGTGTGCTTTCTCAATAGTTTTTGCAAATGCGATAGTGGGGGACATATCACCAATAACAAAAGTATTCCTAAAAAAGTCTTGGTATAGCTTTAAAATTTCCTCATCACTCAAAGGCTCACGTTTAGGCTCTTGCTTTGCCTTTTCATA